TTTTCATATGTATATTATACTAAAATTATAAGGACTTGTCAAGAATTATTTTAGGGTAGGTATATTTGATCTAGTAAGTCTTTAAACTCTTCCTCCAAAATGCTTTTGCTCTCTGCTAGCGAGAGAATTTCTACTAACCCTTGAAAGAGATTTCTACTGTTATCAAAGTCAATCGGCATACTTATGCCTTGATTTGAAGGTTTCCATTCTTCTTCAAAGTCTAAATAGTACTTGCGTAAGGATATATACTCTATGTCTCTAAATGTAGAAACTACAAGACGCACTTGTTCGTGCTCAGTTTCTTGAATTACTTTTTCGTATATTGCGGGGGCAGTGAAGTCAATCATTCTTAATCACTCGGTTAAGAGGTACGACACTGGTAACATTCTCTGGCACAAGGATTCTATAAGAATCTGTATCCCAGCAAAATAATAGAACTGTGTGTTGACCTTCCTTTGCTCTGTTTCTTTTCTGACGAATGTATTCTGTAGAAAAGTCACTAGTGCAAACATTGTACTTTAGTTTCCTAGAGTTCTGACTTCTATAGGTGATCACTGCGTCACCTGCTTCTTCGAGTTTAGCTTTAAGCTCCTCTTTTTTCATTGATTCCTCCAATTTAATCTAACAAAAACTCTTTTGTGTTGCTAAATTGCAGAGGTCTCTTTTATGAGATGCAAAAAACCAAGGCAGAATGCACTGCCTTGGTCAAACTATTTTTTTAACTATTTAACGCTTCAACGACACCTTTGAAGTAGACTGCAGCTTTACCAGTTAGTTTACTGATAATTGCTTCATCAACTTCTTGACCTGCGTCTGACAGGGCTGAAGTAAGACTTGCTTGAGCATCAGCTACTGATACTCGTCCACCACCAGTAGATCCACCTGAGGATTTAGCTGCTGGAGTTTTTCTTACATAAACGCCTGCTTTGGTCAATATCATACGAACTCCATTTGGTGATTCACCAAGTTCGTCTGCGATGTCTTTTACAATCTCCATGGAAGTTTCAGGTGTAGGTTCTTGTTCCTGANNTGCCTGTGCTTTAGATTCTTCTGTCCAAGCCATTCTTTTTCTCCTGTTTTTGTTTTGGATCCATGTGTCATTCCATATGGGTTTCCAACCTGTTCGGTCGTACTGTTGCATATAAAATCTATCACTCATGTATATCCTTGTTTAAATATAACTATATTATAACGAAATTGAAACCATCTGTCAAGAAGTATTTTTCAGTATCTATAACGATTTCCTATCTTGAAAAATACTTTTCTATGGTTGCAATCTTTTCTTCGGCATTTGCAATTTTTTCTATCTGTGTCTCGATAGCTTCTATAATCTCTGGGTGTTCTCCAATACCTGTAGAGTTTCGGGTATACACCATAACATTTGCCTTTGCTACTTCTAATTCNNGTTTTAACTTAGCGATAAGTGCTTGTAGTAAATAATTCATAAGTATCCTTTGTCTTTTAGTGTGTCTTTTACCCATTCTACAGCATAATAAATAACTGCAGCCCAAACGCCTAAGTTAAGTAAAAATATGCCTACTGTTGTGGGCAGTGTAAAAATAAATTCTATCATTTGTGTTTTTCCTCCCAGTCTTTCACTGCGGCTTGAATTGTTTCTTCTGCTAAGACGCTACAGTGTAATTTAATCGGTGGTAATTGTAGAGCTTCTGCAATATCTTTGTCCTTTATCTCCAATGCTTCGTCAAGTGTTATACCTTGTAGCATGTCTACAAACATAGAGGATGAAGCAATTGCACTGCCACACCCATAAGTTTTAAACTTTACACCAAGTATACGACGATTGCCAGGATCTACTCTTAGTTGTAGTTTCATAACATCTCCACAAGCGGGCGCACCCGTCATGCCAGTTGCTACTGTTGGATCTTTAGGATCGAATCTTCCTACTGAAAACTGTTGAGGACTATTTAGTACTCNNTTCAAATCTATCTACTACTTCTTTACTGTATGCCATTATTTAATTTTCTCTGTGCCTTTTATAAAACCTACTGCAAATTCTTCTGCTTTTTGTGGTATTAATAAAGGAAGTACCATAAATGGTAAGAATAAAGTGAATATTATAAACACTACTATAGTTGATAATATAGGTCTTTGTGCTAATATGTTGTCTGCGTTTATTAAAGAGATTACCTTAAGAGAAGGTCTCCATATTTTCCACATAGCAAGTAAACTACCTGCTAGCCAAAAACAAAGTATTATCTGTAGTGTTGTCATAAATATTCCTGTAAGTGTTTTAAACTTCCAATGTCATACGCTAGTCGTGGCGCATAATGTCCTGCATTGCGTACTAATCCGAAGTATGGCGATTCACACTCTGCCATTTCAATCTCCCATAAGAGATAGCACTTGCTACCATGTTTGTCAAAGTTATGGGATTTTGTTATTTCTCTTTTTACGAGCGCAATACAGTTTCCTCTAACTGACCATACCCGCTCTCCGTTTTCGAATTCTTCTGATACACATGGTTCTGGTATCATGGCTTCTCGAATACCTTTGTAATCTGTGTCTGGAAGTTTTTGTGGTACTCCCATTCTTTCTATTACTGCTTTGATAAAAGCTGGGGAACGATATAATGCCTTCGCAATGTCAGATACTATTGCCCCATCTAAGTAATGTTTTACTATGGAAACTTTCTCTGCTTCTGTGACGCCCTTGCCTTTATTTTGTGCTTTTCTTCTAGCACGAAACTCCAATGTTTCTTTGTGATCTAATATGATCTTATTAAGACGAGTAGTATTATATGATATATGTAATATCTCACACGCCTCTTTCTTTGTAATAGGTTTCTCTACAGCGAGTAATTCTATTACTTTGTTGATGTTTGCTTCTGAGAGTTTTTCTTCTCTTTTCTTTCTAACTGCCATCCTTTATCACTCCTTTGTGAATTAAATAGTCAATACTTATCCATCCGAATACCCAATTAATCATTTTTTAAATCCAAATGATAGTCGTTTACCTCTTTGAGTTCTTCTTCATGCATTGCGCCTAGTAATATGATTGCATAGTGAATAACTTTATATAAGTCTTTTTCATTTTTGCCGTCTTTCTTTCCAAAACGCTGTGCATACTTTATAATGTTTCCTATACAGAAACCTTCGCCATGCCCATTCTCGAATACTATCTCTGTAGTTTGAGTTTTTGCTTGGGCATAGTGTTGATCATATGTACCATTTATATAGTACTGTAATCTTCTTAAAATTAAATCTTCGTTAAATTTATACACGAGTTATCCTGTTTTCGTAATCGGCATAGTCTTCGTTCCACCAANNAATCAGCATAATCTTCGTTCCACCAACTAGGTTTCTCACGATGTGACCATGCTGCAAATGTTGCTTTGTCCAAATGGTAATAATCACGATAGCTTTGTATCGGATTGTCATAATCTCTAAGATCTTCTGGCATAGCCAATCCGAACTTAGTAAAGCCTACTCTTTCAAGATGTACTGGATCTGGCAATTTGTTTACTACTTGCTCTATTGATTTGTGTAGTTTGCCATAACGATAGTAGTACTCATCATTCAATGCATTTGCATAACAATGAACCCACTCATGATTGTCCAATGACTCCCTTGCCCAGATAGTGCAGGGATGATTGTACATCATTGGAAGGTAGGGGAAGGGTCGCTCCTCCAATGGTAAATGCTTAATTTCAGCTTTAACCTTGTTCAGAACTTCTCGTTCGTCTGCATTTATCGCACGAGGAACATACCCTAGAAACTTATCTATGTAAATTGTTGTGCAAAGAATCTGGGCTGCTTCGAGTGGCATCTTAACAATATGTTTGTCAACATGATACTCAGCAGCCTTATCGAGATCCTCGTCTAAGTAAAATAAATTCATATCTTACTTCCAGCACTTGTAAATGCCACAAAGACCATCTGCGTTTTCTGTAGTTTTACAGTAAGGACAGACCTTTTCTTTCTTTGTGGGCTTGATTTTTTTGATGTCTTTGAACTTTTTCATAACTTATATTATACTAAAATTATGAGATGAAGTCAAGAACTATTTTCCTTGTCCGTTAATTTTATCCTTAGCTGTACCAGCATATAGACCAAACCAAGCGGCACCTGCACCTACAACGATACTAATGAGACCAGATTGTTCCATAGTTGGATCTTCTAGTGCCATAAACCACATTGTACAGTAGTACAATAGGAAAATGTATACGCTGAGGAAAGCACGGGGGAATATTCTCCAAGCATCAATCATGTTTGATAAAAATATCCAACGCTGCCAAGGGTTATCTGACNNCTTCCATCTCTACGATCTGTGCTTTGAGGTTTGAGTTTTCTTGTACAAGTTCCATGAATTTATTAAGATCAATTTCGACCTCATTTCTACTCATATCACCTGCGAATCTTTCGTCTGCCATTAGCTATCCTTTGCTTCCTGCTTAGCTTTACCAACATTGATTGCAAACCAGTCAAGAACTTTATACATTTTTCCGACTAACTTATCATCTTTTGGTGTATCTGTACACGCAGCTATGATTGAAGCACTCATGACTAACCATGGTATAACTTGAATCCATCCAATAACCCACTGTAAGAATCCTAACATTCTTCTCTCCTAATCCTCTTACGAGGCTCAGCCTTGAAACAAGGCGTATTCTATTGCTTTTGCCCATACATCATCATCTGCGATAATACAGTCAATAGCATCATAACCTAACTCTTTTGCTGCAGAAAGATACTTGTTCCCTTTGTAGCAAATGAAAGGTTCTTCAATGTAGGCTTGATCGCCGTCCATTGTTAGGTTCTTATGGTTAGAAACTAACAATAGAAGTGGATCTCGTAATCCTACAAGTGCAACTCCATCTGCAAGAAACTCTTCCTCAGATTCGTTGACACATTTAATCTTATCCAGTTGTACTGGAATCGGTTTATATTCTGCTTCTTCTAAATAATCTTTAACGAGATAAGCAGATACTCGTCTAGTTTTTGAACTTAATGTTCTTTGAATGTCTATGTGTTGTTTTCCTCTAATTTTTCAATTCTTTGCACTAAAGGATTGTATCCATCAAATTCTTCAATCCCACATTTAGGGTGTGCTATCTTTTCTAGTGCAACTACTCTATCTGAATAATGATTTTGATTATCCTCTAAATCATTAATTCTATCTTCTAAATCTTCACACCATTCTTCAATTAATTCTAATCTTTCTTGTAGGTGTGGATGTTTTTCAAAGTATCTAGCACCTTTCATACCATCTCTATATGCTAAATATTTATTAATAAGTGATCTTAACTTCATCTCTAATCGGGTGGTATGGTGATAAATTATTGTCTACATAAACAATTATATCTCCTACTGTTCTTAGTACTTCGATATCTTCATCTGGTATTTCTATATCAAACTCTTGTTCAATATCTACTATTATTTCAACCATATCAAGACTATCGGCATTGTGTTCATCAATTAAATCAGAAGTCATACTTATATTATTTTGATTTATTTGTTCTTTTACTATTGAAAATACTTTATTGTGGATCGACATTTAAGTTCTCTGTCGTTACTTTTCTATAGTACACTACTACATCTTTTAACTCAGTAATGTATCTTTGTAATTCTTTCATGTTTAATGACATTACTTCATAGTCTGGTACTGTCATTGCTAAAAATACTAACTCGCCTTCTTGTACTCTAATCTTTTCAAGCTGATCTTCCCAATTATCGGGCGTTACTACTATCCATTGTGGAGTTGTTAAGTCTATCTCACGAGGCATGATTGGTTGTACAATCTGTCTCTGCATAGGTTTTGCTGTAACTTCTATTGGTCTAGTTGATAGTAGGCTGCAACTGGAGACCATCATCAAGATCGTCAACGGTAGCACTGAGTTTCTCAATATCTTCAAATGCATGTTTTGTTCCATTATTTATTTTCCTTTCCATTTCTACTGGATCTTCCAGTATTTTTGCTGTTAATTTATATTCTTTAATGAAATTACTATATCTCATTAACTCTCTTTGGATTTCTTGACTTTTCATTGTCATACTTTGTAGTTGTTCTGTTTGCAAAGTAAAATCCTTTTGCATAGTTGCAATAGCTTCTTCTTGTGTTGCTATCGCACCTTCTAATTTTGCATTGTTTGCTTTCAATGTTTCATTCTCTGTATAGAGCCAATAACTTGCCCCACCAAGAACTAAACAAAAAGCTAATAACATTTGATTCATACTATATGATCCTCTCTCAGTTTCTTGGCAGTTCTTTTTGTGCCTGAATCACTTACGTACTCTCCTGTAATTCCTTTGCTTCCTTCTCCTAGTAAATCTTCTCGATTGAGTACGATTACTATAAAAGCAAGTATTACAAATAGTCCTACAGTATTACTGTAAGTATCTAATAAGTCTGTAAACCATGATGCTCCCTGAGGTAAAAGCAACGATCCTAATACTATTAGTAAAAATATTTTTGCTACTAATTTCATTAAATTTCCTCTATTTTGTAGTTAAGTCCTTCTGCGCCAGTGAATTGTACTACCTCTCCACTTTCTGTTCTGAACTTTAAATGTTTTTCTTTTTGAGTTATAATCTTTCTAACAAGAAACTCTTGGTCGTCTGAGTCTCCCCATACATTATTAAAGCTTACTGTTACCTTATAAAGGGGTACAAACTTGCTCTTTAACCATATCCACCACCTCTTGATGGCGGCTAAGAATTTTTTTATTTTGTCCAATATTGCTCTCCAACTGGTTTAGTTTTTGCCAGTTTGCTAACTCGATGTTCCTTGTTATTTCTAACTCAGTTACATACTGTGTGTAAATATAATAATGAAAACATAATGCTACCCATACGAGTAGCACTAATAATTTACTTAAGTAGATGTTGATGACGATGTAGAAGTAGAACTACTAGTTGTTGTACTTGTAGTTGGTACGACTGTTGTTGTTTCAGTCATACTATTTAATTCATCAATAATCGCCTGTTCTGTAGAAGTAGTACTTGTTGTTTCAGTACTAGTTTCTGTACTAGTTTCTGTACTAGTAGTTGTACTCGTAACAGTTGTTGTACTTGTACCTGTCAAAGCTTCAGCAACTGCTGTAAGCACTGCTGCAGTTTGGGTAACTGTTGCCACATCTACTGCATTGTCTGGTACTTCTACTT